ATCTTTAACCGCGCCCAAGTATTCTGTGCCTGGCCTACGGGTCAAGCCGCCGTGAGGTTGCACGACCATGTTCGTTAAATCTGAAAGCCCAGAGCGATACTTTTCAATATCTATGCGCCCCTCAAGTCGTGGGGAGATCTCGCCAGATGTAAAGGTGCTAAGGGCTAGTGAGGAACGAGCCATTTAGAACCTCGCTTCTATAAAGTCGCTTGCCTCAATCCGCTCCGGCGCGCCTTCTGTAGCATCCTCAAAACGAGCAGCTTTTAGCTTGCGGTCAAAATCTGCCGCTGCAATCTGGCGAACAGTTGTTGATCCCGTAACCGCATATGAAACCTCATAGGCCAAGCGCGAGGCCAGAACCTCGATTAGTCCAGCATCATACTGTTGGGGATCTGTAATACGTGCAACGTACTTAATCTTTACCGTGCCTTCATCTGTCAAAAGCTTACGGCCTTCAATGATGAAAACTGGCGTGTTACTGCTGCTGCGCATATTGTCGTAAGGGTAAGTCATTGACCCATTGCTAAACTGTAGCACACGCAGGCAATATGGGTCAGAGGGAAGAGCGTACTGATAAGCGTACCCATAAATAGGGGCGTCAGTCTCTTGCGCAAGCTCCGCTCTTTGTATCAAACAATTCCAGGGGTGAGACCGAAAAACGCTGTCTCGCACAGCTTCGTAACGCTGATTAACAATACGGGCTGGCTTACTGTTCTCGCCGAGGGACGTAATGTTAGAAGCACCTAAAGAGTTTAGGGCGTAATTGGCAATATCTACAACGCTGGTCATCTGCTATCTCCATAAGGGAGAGGGGGCGACAAGCCGCCCCCGCTCTTATTAGTCTAACACATACTTGATGGCTAGCTCAATAGTTCCAGTGCCAGCAGCGCCACCGAGCGTCACTGTTACGGGAGCGCCATTCTCATTTGTGCTTAACTCTGAGCCGGAACCCAGCGCAAGCGTTGCGAGAATGTCAATTTTCTGTGCGCCCGTAGATGCAGCAGCAGCCTTGTAGGCAGCAGCAGCAGCAGAGACAGCAGTACCAGCAGCGTTAGTATACGCGGCGTGACCGACAGAAAGTGTTGTTGAGCCACCAAGCGCGTCATGCGCAAGGGAGCCTTCTAGCAAGCGAGCGCCATCTGGCAAAATAAACATCTCGATGATGTCGTTTTGAGCCAAACTTGCTGCTTCGTATGTGCCATAAGCTATGCGGACACGTCCACTAAGCTCATTAGCTTGGTTCATCACTGCCGGAGTGGCGCGTGAGTTGGTGCGTTGTGCGGAATATACAGTACCCATTGTTCAGTTTCCTTATTCGTTACAAGCGATTTCAACGACTTTGGACTCTTCCATCCGCGTCGCGCCGACACTCTGACAATAGTACACCTGAGTCGCATAGGACTTGTCTGCACGTTCATCAATGCGTGCTGATGGCTCTTTGCCAATGGCGCACTTGATGCCGTCTGTTGCAAACGCAATCACTCGACGATCAGAGTTACTGTCCACAGCCAAGCGGTTTGAAACAATGAAGTTAAAGCCAACAAATGTGTTGATCTCACCCATCGCCAAAGCTTTGACAGTGTTGTAGTCGCTTGAAGTTACAGTTGTGTTGTTCAGCAGGTCACTGACTTGCTTTGGAGAAACAACGATATTGCGCGTAATCGAAGGATCGACGTTGCCGCTATCAAGTTTTTCTTTAGCTTCAATCAACTTAGCAAGGGTCAAACCAGCAGATGCGTGTCCAATCTTTTGGCTTGATGGCAATGATGTTGTTGATGAACCGTCTTTACCTGTCTGGGCTGTGCCAAGAGCAGCAGAAAGGATAACATCATCCATTGCGCGGCCCATAGCTGCGGCAGCAGCACGACTGTATGTTGAAGTCGGATCAACGAGCAAACGCACTTTGTCCTGATCATCGATCAAGTCAGCGTACTCATAGTCAGACATTGTTACCATCCGGCGGCTATGCGGAGTGTCCACAATAGGCGTATCGGCGTGGCGCGAGGTTCGTAGGACAGCCGCAGCCGCACCCACTTGATCAAAGAAAGCTTTCTCGCCATTGACGCTTTCCACATCTACTGCGTTGCGCAGCAGAGAACCCATTTGCTGTGCCAGCATTTGGATGTTTGCGGAAAACTGATTGACAAAAGCTGTGGTAATTTGAGAAGACATTTGTCTCTCCTTGCTTTGGTTACAGTTAAAATTGCCGCGCTTGGTTATCCCTATGGGGGCCTTGCTGCTGCTTAGGGCAGATAATCCGCTTGACACACAAGCTTGTCGGCGTGGGCCTTGCGGTTATCCACTATACATAGCCACGCAAGCGCAAGACTTCGGCAACTGCCATGTCATGCTCTGGGTGTCCAGCAATCGTAAACGGCGTATTAGGCCGCATATGCTCTGAAATGAGTTGTTTTGCATCTTGCGAACTCATAACAACTTCAGTTGGTTCCCCAACTAAACCGTCTTCCCCAAGCATTTCTGCTATACGGGAAAATGTTCTAATAATAGCAGGGTGATCTCCCAGGGAGCGCCCGTCTGCTAGTTGAATTTCATCAAAGATTGCAGTGTCGCCCATAACTGTACGGGCCGCTGCTTGCGCCTGACCTAGACGCTGCTCGAAATATTGACCAAACTCTTGGCGCAGCTCTTGCTCACCGCCAAATCGAGCCTCTTCTGCACGCTGGGCCATAGCTTCACGGCCAGTGCTAACCTGGCTTTCGTAAAGGCCCGCGATTTCTTTAGCCTGCTTGTTGGACAAGCCGATCTCATAAGCCTTGTTTTTAAAGGCGTCAAAAGACATCTCATCAAAAACATCCGTTTGCTCCAACTCATACTGGTTTGGATCGTCGGGAGCGCCTAGCTTTTGGTAAACATTACGCCATTCATCATCTGTTGCCGACTTGCCTGGAAGCGCAACCTTATCTGCGCCTATCATGCGCTGGGCATGGACGTAACTTTTAGCAAGCGTGGCGGAATCAGTGAAATTTCGCAAGGAAGGCTCGTTGCGCAATTCCTCTGGAAGACCTTCCAGCCAGCTAATTGATGCGCTTGCAGGCTCTGCTGCTATCGGAGCCTGTGGGGCGGCAACGGGTTCAGCCGCAGCTGTCGCAATTACAGCTGGTTCTGCTACTTCTTGAGATCCTGCGTCTAGGGTTGTCTCTTCGATCATTGGTTTTCCTGTTCGGGGCTGCGTTCTTCGGCCAACATTCTGACGATAGTAAGCACTGCTGCTCGTTGACCCTCTGCAAACGCTGATTGATGTGGATCGCCAGAAACGAAAGTGGTTGTCTCAAAGCTAAAGCGCTTCTTGAGATCACCTAGAACCTGTTCACCGTCATCAGTCAGAAATGTCCGACGATAGGCCAGCTTTAATTCTTTTACTTTATTCAAGCTTGCCCCCTCATATTAGCATCAGATACTACCTTAGCCAGGGGTGCTGCTTTCTGTGCTTGCTCTGCAATCATCATTTCCTGTTGTTGCTGGGCTTGAGCTGCCTCAGCCTCTGCCCGCTTGCGTCGAAGCTCTTGGACTTCTGTGTCGCTGCGGATAACACGCGCTGGAATGCCCGTCGTTTCAACAAGATATTGCACAAGCTTATCATCATCAAGGTAATCCATGACAGGAGCGATCTGCTGCATCTGAAGCAAAACCTCAAAGCCGCGCAACATAGATTGCAGGTCTGTCATTCTCTGCGCCTTAGCAAGCGGAGAAACATATTCAATATCAATGTCTTGGCCTTGTAGCTCCTCCGGCGCAGGCGGGAGAAGACCAGACCGAAGGAGCAGTGCAAAGGAGCGGGAGATTAAAGGTTGCAGTAACTCAGCCTGGAGTCTGCCGAGCACTGGTCCGAGAAGCCTCATCTTCTCCTCATTCCTCTGCAACACCTCTGTTGCTGTCATGGCAGGGCCATTGGACATCAACAGTTGATCTACAAAGAAAGCCTGGCGGATCGCGTTCCGCCGCTGCTCTTCCATGTTTAGGCCGAGCGGGTTGTTTGCGCCAATCTGTAAAGGCTCAAGGCGGTCACGGGTTCCAGAGCGATAGAAGTTTAGAGCTCCTGGGGTTGTCCGAACAGGTAACATAAAGCCATCGTCAGGAACCATGAGGGGCGGATCGATTTGCTTTTGCGCCGCACGGATAGTGGTTTCTGACATTTTGTTTAGCATCTTCGTATCTGGCAGCGCATTCATCGCGGGACTGCGGCCATACGTTGAAACGCTGTCTTTTACAAAGCGCGTAACCATAAACGGAAATTCATCAAAGCCGCTCTCTGAAAGAAGCTGGCGAGTGTCAGCTGTGTAGTAAACAGAAGCAATCGGCTTATTCTTTTTGGACCTACCCTTAGTATCTGTGCGCGGGAAAACAGCATGGACGATCGAATGCTCCTTGTAAGGATCGTTTTCAATGTCTTTTTTTATCTCTTTAGGGCAGTTTTCTTCCCCGAACTGCATCGCAATAGCCCGCGCAGTCAGTTTAAACTTGCGGTAAACCGTATCAACCCTACCATCTGGGCTTTCAGAAATGCAAATTTCAGCAATATGACGCGAAGAAAAGCGCAAACCATCGTCTGCACCCTCAACATAAAACGCTGCTGTGCCAAAAACAACGAGATCATAGTATAGTTCGTGGATCTCTTGCTGAAAATTGGACCTGTGAAACGCTTGGTACATCTGATCTATGCAGGTTTCTAGCCATTCGTTCGCTTCATCGCTCTGCTGTAGGGCCGGATTGCGGAAACGCATGGCGAACCAAGGTGTGCTGGGGCTGGTCAACATGCCATGAAGGCTTGACGCAAGTAACTCAACGGCATGAACGGCTGTGCCATCATACAAAAGCTCTGTTCTCTTGTCGCCCTCAGTGCGCTTCTTGGTAATGTCTGCCTTGCGTGGCAGCATATAGTCGGCCAGCTCTTGCCAATGGCTTTCCCACTGAGACCGCTGCGCCTGCAATGTCTTATATCTGCGATCTAACTGCGAAATCATCGGCGATATTTCGGCCATTATGCCACCATCCCGTAACTATTCATTAAACTTTTACGTTTCTTAGACTTGTTCCCGCCTTCAGTGCGGCCAGCCATGCGTTGGTTTAACCGTTCAATAGGGTCTACTGAAGCAGCTTTGTTAATTTTAGCAGGCTGAGATGAGCGTTTGCCCATTGTACCTGCAATGTTTTTTGGTTTGCGGTTCATCATGCGATCAATCCACCGCCCAATCCGCGACGAGGCCGAAGAATCGGGGAGCCTACTTCTGTCAAAAGCCCTTGGGCGCTAGTCAGGATCGTTGATCTGCGGCCCCTTTCATAGAAACTAATAGCTTCAGTTTCAGCAGGGCCTTGGCTTTGCGTGGTCGCAACAACTGCCTCTGCTACACCCGAAGCCGCCGTGCTCTCGCTGGTCGTAGTGGAGCCGCCGGTAAGAACCCCGCCAGAAGTTGTTGTGCCAGGAGCAACATCAACAACTGCTTCGCCCGTTTTGGTGTCTACTACATCTGTTATAACGCCACCACCGCCTAGCAAGGTTGTAACCTCTTCCCCAACGACATCCTCTGTAAGTTCAGTTTCAACAGTCGTGTCAGCAGTGTCTGCAATAACGTCCTGCAAAGCATCAACATCGTTAATCGTTGTGTCAACACCGCCAGTTGCAGCGGAAATATCTACTTCGGTTTCGTCTGTGTCTACGGTATCAACCGGCGCGACATAGGGGGCCGCGCTTGGCGCGGTCTGGGCTTGGTTCATCATTGAGTTTACCCCAACAGCGGTGCCAACGCCGACAATGCCAGCGGTCAAAGCAGTAGCGCCGACCGCTGTGGCTACAGCCGCAGAGCCAAGGCCCGCTAGTATTGGAACTATTACTGCCATATTCTATCTCCTACGCCGCAAAAGGATTGTAATCCATCAAGGCTTGCCGTTGAGGCGCTCTAGTATCGCCTCTGCTTTCTCTGAGACCCACCGCAAGATACCTAAAAGCATCCGCGCAGTGGCTTGACCAATCGTGAACAGGCGAAGCCCTAAACGTCCTAGACCGCTCGTTATACGCTCTGTGATACTGACGCAACGCTTCCAAAGCATGTTTGCATTTGTCACGATCAAACCAGACGCGGGGGATAAGCATCTTAGCCGCATGTAAGCCATCCTCCACAGGAAGCTTGGGAACAACTCTGAAATTCAAACCAAGATCCCATGCGACCTCTCTTCTACTTTTCCCAGATCCTAACTCCCTCACCTCGATGTCGTGAGGGGCGTTATGATCGCCATATAAATACTTCTTAGAAGCAAGAACCTTGCAATAATGCGGCAGTCCTTCGCCCCTAGCTTCATAGTAGTCTATCACATGTATAGCACGACCGATAGTCTGCGTGAAGAAAATTGCTGTAGAATCACCAATACCAAGATCCCACCAGGTATCTACCTTCACAGAAGGGTCATGCGGAACATTCGCAATCCGGCCCTCAGACTGAGAAGCCTCAAGCTCCTTGCCATAGATAGCGCCAGGAACATTCGCGTTCCAACTGCACTCAAATTCTTGGGCATACTGATCCGCGCTCATCATATCCCGCGCAGCAACCAACTCTTCATCATCTAAGATACCCGTTTCACTAGCCTTGTACACAGCAGCTAACCAATCATCATTCGCCGCCGCCTGCTCATAGTAATCAAAGAAAGCGTTATGTCCCTTCGGAGTACCCACAAAGATACAAAACCCCTTGTGATCCGAAAGAGCGGGACGCAAGATCTCTGGAAACACGCTCTCAGGCATGTCAGCAACCTCATCCATCACGCAGCCCATAAGATAGATACCACGAAGACTATCAGGGTTCTCAGCGCCCAAAAGGCTGATCCTTGCACCGTTAGGCAGATCACATCTCAATTCAGTCTCATGGAACTTTACGCCAGGTATTTTGCCACTGAACTGTTTTATATAATCCCAGGCTACATTCTTCGCCTGGCGATAGGTGGGTGCCATATAGGCATAGCGGGGGTTAGGCTTATCCGACATTAACGCATGGCGAAGTATATGATTAATCGCCCATACAGTTTTGCCAAACCTACGGTGACAAACAACAACGCCCCAACGCTTCTCCTGCATCTCGTCGTGAAGCTTTAACTGCAATTCCCTGGGCTGGTACGGGATCTCAATGTGCATCAGTGCCTAACCTCCGGCTCAGGAAAATCTACTACCTCAAGGTTCTGCAATATCTGCTCGTATATGTCTATAAGCAATACAGCGCTCTCGTAACGCACAGCCCTCGTAGAGCCCTCCACAACGCTGTCTCTGAGCACGTTAATGTGTTGCATGAGAGCTTCGCTTTGGTGTGTCATACAAGGCTTACAGGATGTGTGTGTGAGTCCCTTGGGCAGGTATAATACAGCAGTAG